CACTGGCAATCGCAGCACAGCTGTTAAACAAACAGGTTGCGGTCACCGACGGTCGTCCCACCAACACGTTGATAGGTGGAGTAGAATACCCGTCGTACACAGTTACTATTTCCCTACAAGCCCAAACAGCATAAGGAGGTCAACATGGCATTAAAGATTGCGTCCGAACGAGTCGGCAAAATTGGTGACGTGTTTGACGGTGCCGAAGCTGAGGCTGCAGGGGTTAACGTCCCGGCACTAATCGAAGGCGGGTTCCTCGTTGAGGAGTCCAAGAAAAAGAAAGCCGAGGACTGAAAATGCCCACCAGCACTTACTTGTCAAACCCCAGCGTGACAATCAACAGCGTTGACTTGTCAGATCAGTGCACCAGCGCAACCGTGACGTACACGGCTGAGGCCCTTGAGTCCACTGCGTTTGGTGACACGGCCCGCAAGTACACGAGCGGACTTCAGAACAATGAAGTGACCGTTACCCTGTACCAAAGCTATGCGGCCACTGAGACTGAAGCCACCATTTATGCCCTTGTCGGCACGACTACCAACATCGTGCTTAAACCGTCCAGCGCAGCTGTTGGTTCAACCAACCCGAGCTACACGCTCACTGGCGCTTACCTCGAGTCCCATACCCCTATTGCAGCCAGCCTCGGAGAGCTCAGCAGCATTACGCTGACATTCCGTGGTGGCACCCTGGCTAAAGCAACCACGTGATCCCTCAGCCTCAGGCTGAGAGCAAACAAAAGCAAGCCCGCATGGGCGGAGCCTTGCCCGACGAAAGGACAAACCCTTGAGACTGACCCTTGCCTACCGCACGATTGACGGCGACTCACGCCAGGTACAAACCAACCTGGCAACACTCGTCAAATGGGAACGCCTATACAAGCGCAAAATCTCACAAATCGGTGACGGCATAGGCGCAGAAGACCTGGCCTATTTTGCGTACGAAGCAACACGCCAGGCTGGCATAGTCGTACCAGCAACCCTGGACCAGTTCATTGACCAGCTAGAAAACATGCCAGAGATCGTCGAGGCAGACGACCGAAACCCTACCGACCCGGCAGCGTCGGCTACCTCCTAGCGCAGGTTGTCGTGGCTACCGGGTACTGGCCAGCAAATGTGGAGTTTGAACACCCCGAGTTAATGACGGTTGTTCGCGTGCTCGAGGAGCGCAACAAATGACCCAGCCACCAGTCACAGGCGTACGCGAAGCATTACGCGTACTTAACGGTTTTGATAAAACGCTACGCAAACAGTTCAACAAGGACTTTAAAGACGCTGTTGACCCTATGGTGCGTGCAGCTCAACGCAACGTACCAACCGAAGCCCCATTATCGGGTATGACACGTAACTGGAAAGGTCAGCCGTTGTGGCGTGGCGGATCCACCGAGCGTAGGCAGATCACCAGCAAATTGGACACACGTAAAGCGTCACGCAAAATAACTGCACGTTCAATCATGTACGAAACCGTTGGTGTGGTCAGTGTGGTCGCTGGTGGTGGCAAAGCCCGCAACGGCGTGTCACGTGGTCGCAACATCAGCATTTATGACATGGCTGGCCGTGGCAACAAACCGTCAACCGTTCAGGGCATGACGTTGATTAACAGGCTGAACGCAAAGCAGGGCAAAGCGTCCCGCGCTATGTGGCCCGCAGCTGAGGAAACCTTGAATGACGTAACACAAAACTGCCGACCGATCGTGGACCGTGCTGTGGCTGACGCTAACCGTGCGTTACGTACTGCAACTGCTCGAGGGGTGCGCTAATGGCAATCAAAATACCGATTATTTCCGAACTGAACAAAACAGGGTTTAGACAAACGCTGTCAGAGTTCAAGAAGCTTGAAACTAACGCTCAACGGTTTCAGTTCGTTATGGCCAAAGCGACCAGCCCTGCCGGGTTGACCGCTATCGGTACGGCAGCGACCACAGCTGCATACGCAATCTTTAACATGGCCAACGCTGCAGCGGACGACCAAAAGAGCCAGGCAATCCTTGCCACTGCGTTGAAGAACACGACCGGGGCAACTGACGCACAGGTTGCCAGCGTCGAGGAGCTCATCAGCAAAATGCAGATGGCTGCAGGTATTTCAGATACTGAGTTGCGCACGGGGTTTCAGAACCTTGCTCGAGCTACTGGTGACGTAACTAAAGCCCAGGACCTGTTGACCCTTGCTACGGACATTAGCGTTGGCACAGGTAAAAGCCTTGAAACGGTCACGCTTGGGTTGTCTAAGGCGTACCAGGGCAACCTCGGGTCGCTCAAACGTTTGGGCATTCCGCTTGACGAGAACATTGTCAAAACCAAGGACTTTGACGCAGCAACCCGGGTGCTTAGTGACACGTTCGGTGGTTCTGCAGCTAACGCAGCGGACACCTACGCAGGCAAAATGGCGATCACTCAACAAAAGATTGACGAAGCCAAAGAAACCATAGGCGCACTGTTTATACCTGTTATTGAGCAGTTGACTGACGTGCTTGGTCCTGCAGCTGACGGTGTAGCGACGTTGGCTGACGCGTTCAGCAGTCTTAAAGCCAAAGCAGAAGACGCAAACAGCGTACTGGGCAAAACATTTGACCTGTTGAACCCGTTGGCGTTTTTCAATTTGGGCAAGATTGCTAGTGGCGGTCGTGACCTGACCGACACGTTTGAAGAAATGTACAACCCGACAAACGGCCTTAATGAAGCCATTGACTCTTTGGCTGGTATGTTGCCAAAAGTTGAGTCAGGTTTCACCAGGGTTGGCAGGTCTATTACTAGCGAAGTTGAAACACCGTTAGAAAAGTTCCTAAAGAACCTTGCTCGAGTTAAAGAAGAATTGACTGACACGGTTAAAGGTTTGTTTGACTTGGGTGCCGCATACCGGGACTCGAAGAACTTCCCCGACTTTATGAAGAACGTCAAAAGCATGGTCGGGCAGATCAAGAACTATGGGAAAAACCTGCTCAAGCTGCAGGGCATGGGTTTAGGGCCGTTGGCTATCCAAGGCATTATGCAAATGGACTTGGCTAGCGGATCCCAGTTTGCTGAGGACTTGTTGGCGCAATCCAACGCGCTGCGTGACATACGCACTTTGAACCAGGCTTATACAGCTGTGGGGAATGTGGCTGGGCAGGTTGGTGCCGGGTTGGCGGTCGGTCAAGCGACTGGTGTTACACAAAACATTACAATTGTGAACCCGAACCCAAAGGCTGTGGTCAATGCTTTACGTGAGTATGGGCGCAACGCTGGGCCGTTGCCGTTGGCTGTGACTGGCAGTTTCTAATGGCGTACCTATCGTGGAACGTTAAGTTTGGCAGTGGCTTCGGCTCAAGCCTTAACGACGTGTTGACGGTTGACACCGAACACGGCAGAAGCTGGCCCACAGACCCATTCAACCCAGCCTCGTGCACGATCGTTTCACGCAACATTGCAGCCTGGACAACCGCGCCCGTGATCGGGGACATTATCTACGTGAGCAGTGCAACCGACCGAAACGTTGCAGTGTTCTCAGGGTTCATCAAAGACGTGCAAATTAACTACGGCACTAAGGCAAGCATGGATACGGCGGTTATCACGTGTGAGGGTCCGTTGGCGCAACCAGGACGCAAACAGATCAACAGTGTTGCGATCACACAAGATAAAACGCTTAATCAAATTTCAGCGGTCATGACTGCGTATTTTTCGGCGTACGGTCAAATCTTAGGGACAGGTAAAAGTATTGCGTCGGCACAAACGTACACAGGCAACTTGTTAGACCTGATCAACCTGCTGTTAACAACAGAAATGGGATACGCCCGAGAAATAGGTGTGGGCACGTTCATTATTGGCGGAGACTACAAATACAACCCGCAAGTCAACTTTTACCCACGCAACTACGACACCACCGCCAATTACACGTTTAGCGACAACCCAGCGTCAAACAGCGAAATGCGATACGACCCAACAGGGATTGCGTTCACATCAGCAGCACAGCTGTATTACAGGCAAGCAACAATCCAACCCCAAGGGTTAGCGTCTCAAACATCAGGCACAAGCAACTACTCGATAACTCAGGACTCGCTTGACTACAACACCAGCCAAGCCCTAAGCCACGCCCAATACATTGTCAGCCAATACGCGTCAACCACGTCACGCCCATTAAGCATTACGGCCAGTTACGCGCAACAAACAGACAACGCAACCCGAATGACCACGTACCTGAATTTCCTAGCTGACACCAATTCGGGCGCAGGAAACCTGATCAAAATTGTGTTCCGTGGCAACACGTACTACGCAGTCATTGAGGGCCGTAGTTTGTTCGCCGACACGTCCGAAACCAGCGTCACCGTCACCGTTTCGGGCTACGACAACAACAACTACCTAATCCTGAACAACGCTGTTTTCGGCACTTTGGGCACTTCGGGCACCTACCCGGGCAATAAACTCGGTTTCTAGAAAGGACACAACATGACAGCACCAGGAAGTTTCGCAGTCGGTGACGTGCTCACCGCCAGCGACATGAACGACCTAGGCGTAATGAGCACAATCACGGTCACAGCGTCCAACTTTGCTGGCACTGTTGCAGCTCGAGGCTACGTGTTCAACAAGATTGCGTTCGTCGAGATCAAAGCCACAGCAACTGGTGCAGCCACTGGCGCGATCACGTTCACATTGCCAGCAGGCTACGAAATCGCTACCACTGACCTGGTGATCGGCAACTTGCTCATGTCGGACGACTCAGCTGGTTTGTTCTACAACGGCGTAGTAGCCCGTGGTGGCACCAACCTGACCTTGGCACCACGAGTATTTGACAACGGTGCTGCATACACCAGGTACACACGCTGGGCCGTAGTCAACGCCACAGTGCCATTCACTTGGGCTAACGCAGACGTACTTTCAATGAACTTGTGCTATAGGGTCGCATAATGAGATCACGCGCAATCACCGTCAACACCACAGCTACAGTCGTACTTGACGGTGCCATGAACTCACCCGACGACTACCTGGTCAAAAACGTGTATCTGAAACCGACCGGGGCAGACGTGTATTTGGGCGGGTCGGACGTAACCACAGCCAACGGTTTTGTGCTTGCCAAAGACACTACGTTCTACATCAGTTTGAACCCTGGGCAAAGCTTGTACGCGGTAGTGGGCACAGGCTCACACGCATTGTCAGTCCTGGAGGACTCGTGAAGATTGCAAACCCCAGCAAAGCGTTTATTGCCCTAGTCGGGCTGGTGTGCATAACGGTACTTATGGCCCTGGACAAGCTTGACACCAGCCAAGGTATGCCAGTAATTACCCTGGTTATTGGTTATGCGGTTGGCAACGGTATTGCAGCCCGTCAGGGTGAACCAGTGCAGCCAATTATTGGGCGCAAAGACAATGGCTGACCTGGGCTACCCCTACAAAGCATTGAACGTGCCTAAAGACTGGTTGCCGATCAACGGCAAACTACCGAGCGAAGTACTAGGCAAGTTGAGCTGCGGGGGTACTGGCTGGTTCGACCCGAACCACTGTGGCGGGTTCGTGTTTGCATGCAACATCATGTATGACGACGCACGCAAAGCAGGTATCACACTCAAAGCCGTATCAGAGGGCTACAGGTCCTATGCACGCCAAGAAGCCCTGTTTTATGACCGTTACGACGACCGTCCGACGGGACGCAAACCTGAGGTCACACGCTATTTCAACGGCGGGAAATGGTACCTAAAGGTCGGCAAGTCACCGTCAGCGACACCCGGATACAGCCCACACGGTTGGGGTGTTGCCCAGGACTTCGACGTGAACAACGGTGACGTGTTCGCCTGGCTGCGTGCCAACGCACCTAAATACGGCCTATACCTACAAGGCCCACCCGCATACCTGGCTACAGGACCCAACCCAGAATACGAACCGTGGCATTGGCAACTATCCGAACCACTGAACCCGACCAGACTGGTGCGTCGTAGGTGGAGACAATTTAAGAAACTGTTATGAGCTTGCGCGACGAGCTCAGCCAGTATCGGTACGGCCCCAGCCGAACCTGCACGGTACAAGTTGTGCTCGAGCACGCTGGCAAAGATCGTGACGAAATCGCAGAGCTATTAAACGACAAACGGGTCACGGCAGCGTCACTGGGTCGCCTGCTACGCAGCCACGGTTACGACATACGAGACGGCTCCATCACCCGGCACAGACGCAAGGAGTGTGTTTGTGACAATGCGTGACGAACTTGAGTCATTAGAGCGCATTGGTTGGCAACGCAAAGTTGACGACGCACGACGCGAAACTGCTGACGCTAAAGAACGCGCCAAAATGGCTGAGGAAGCCACAGCACGTATGCAACGCGAACTGGGTTTGTTAACTGCGTTGTCTAAGAACGCGCCAGCCACGTGGCTAACGAAACCAAGCAAGTCGGGTCGTCACCACGGTACGCCCTGGCTGGTGTTATCCGACTTGCACCTCGACGAGGTGGTCAACCCTGCAGAACTTATGTACGTCAACGCTTACGACCGACGGATAGCGGAGCTGCGCCTGAAACGCTGTTTTGAATCAGCAGTCAAAGTCACTGGCGACTATTGGCAGAACATCACTTATGACGGCATTGTGTGTGCCCTGGCTGGCGACATTTTTAGCGGAGACATTCACCAAGAACTGAGCGAAACGAACGAGGCCCCAATCTTGGACTCGCTGTTGCATTGGGCCGATCACCTATCTGCTGGGTTGAACCTGCTGGCGGACACGTTTGGCAAAGTGCACGTTCCGGTCGTAGTCGGCAACCACGGTCGGCGCACCAGGAAACCACGCGCCAAAATGCGTGCCCGAGACAACTTTGACTGGTTCATTGGGCAAATGCTGGCCCGACAATTCCGCAACGATAAACGCATAACCTTTGACGTTTCCGAAGCTGCCGACACACTCGTACAGTCTTACGGTCATAGGGTCTGTATCACCCACGGCGACCAGGCACGAGGTGGTGGCGGTATTGCAGGTATCTGGTCCCCGATTACCCGACTCGACGCACGCAAACGGCAACGCCAAGCAGCCGTCAACCAGCCGTACGACCTGCTCGTTATGGGGCACTGGCACAACCTGATCTTTGGGCCGTCGTTCATTGTCAACGGATCGCTCAAGGGTTACGACGAATACGCAGCTACCGAAAACTTTAATTTTGAGCCACCAGCCCAGGCACTGTGGCTTATGACTCCGCAGCATGGTAAGACGTGGACTGCGCCACTGTTTGTGGCTGACCGCAAGGCAGAAAAATGGTAGATCCGACAAAGCTTGCAATCGTGCACATCATTTGGGCAGACGCGCACACTGGCGGTCACGGCTGGATCAGCAACGTACTCGAGGACATGGAAGAAACCCTGGTGCATACGGTCGGGTTCTTGATCCCTGAAGACCACGGCGGAAAACCCAAACATTTCACCATTTGGCAGTCTTTGTGTGAGGACGAGGGCATTGGGTTGTTCTTTATTCCTGTGGACATGGTTAGGTGCTTGAACATACTGAGGCTGTCCAGCAGCGACTAGGGTGGACGGGACGACAAACGAGGAGGCCCCTTTGCCCACCGTTCCCGCCCCAAAAATCATGGCTGCTTTGCTATTGCCCATAATCGCCACACTGGCGGTGCTGGGTGCCACCAAAAGCCTTTCAGAAGCCCCTGAGAGCCCGCCTACGGCACGCAACTACCGTGTGGCTGTGACTGTGCCCCCCACAACAACCACGACAATTCCAGCGGTTGTTATCCCCGCCGACGCGTCCTGCCCGCAATGGTGGCCGTTAGCGGTCAAGGTCGGCTGGCCCACCGATCAGCTCGACATGCTTGACCGAGTCATTTTCCGTGAGTCCCGCTGCTTACCTGACGCGTGGAACGGTCACGACGCAGGGCTAACGCAAATTAACCAAATACACACGGAGTTTGTGGCAGTCATGGGCTGGTCCTGGCCCCAAGACATGTACAACCCCGAGTACAACCTGCGCTTTGCGTTAAAGCTGTGGCAGGGTACTGGCTGGCGACCGTGGGGGTTTTAATCCGAACATGCTTGTATTACGGGTTTGGTTTGATTACTGTGCTACTTGTCCACCACTACTTGAAAGGACCTAAACAATGACCGAAGCCCAACTGAACCTGCTGTATGCAGAGTTGGCGCGACTACAACGCGACCTGGAAGAAATAACCAGGCTCGTCAATGACACAATCACTGAACGTGACGCGCTACGCAAAGAACTAACCAAGGTAACTGAGGAACGCCAACTGTGGTATGAGCGTGCAATCCGTTTGGGGTCCGACTATGTATGAGCAACCACTATTTGAGGACGTACGCAGGCACCCTGCAGCGAACACGTACACGCCAGCCAAAACAGAAACATCACGTGCAGCTGCGCTGAAGGTGTACCCAAAGACTGGCACTTACCGTTGCAAAGTGCTCGGGCTAATCATCTCGTACCGGGGCCTTACGTGTGACGAGGTGTGCGAGAAGTTGAACATGCTTGTACAGACCGCAACACCGACGATCAACAGCCTGGTCAAGGACGGCTGGTTGCGTGACTCGGGTGTGCGACGCAACACACGCTCAGGTAATCCTGCTGTTGTGTGGGTGGCTGTGGCATGAGCTTTGACCTGGGCAGTTACACAACCGTCAACGACCGCCTGCTCGAACTGTTTAAAAAGTATCCTGACGCACGCATACAAAACACTGTGCCCAGGGTGGACATGTTTGACGGGCGCGAATGGTGGGTGATCACCACAACTATTTGGCGTGACCCAACAGACCCGCTACCAGTGATCGCGTCCGCAGCCGAACCAAAAGGCGCAACGCCATACACAAAAGACTCAGAAATGATGAATGCCGAAACGTCGAGCATTGGGCGAGCAATCCTGCTGGTTGGCGGTATCGGTATTAAGCCTGGCGGAGGCATGGCTTCAGCTAATGAGGTACGTAATCGTGCCGGGGACGACCGTCTCTCCCCGTCCTCGAGCACGAACGTACGTCAATTCCCTAACAAGTTCCCGAAACCGTGCGTGCACTGTGGTTCCACTGTGGCGGAGGGTGAGGGTGTGTCGTGGAAAGACGGCGACAAGTACAAGACCGCACACAAAGACGGCCAGTGTGACATGGAGGCACCGTTCTAGTGGGCAGCATGAAAACCGATTACATAAAAGCCAAGGAGCAACGCAAGAACCTTGAGCGTTACAGGTTTAGGCGTATGCACGCTGAGCGAGCAACCAGCAAACAGATTGACTACTTGGTGAACTTGGGGCACATGAAACTGTGGGAAGCACCAGCCACACTCGATTGGGTTAAGGACACGTTCATACTGCCCAACGCACACAAAGACATAACGTGCTTTATGGACCTGAACAAAGAAGAAGTGAGCAAAGCAATAACCCGACTTAAAGAGGAGCTAACCAGTGAATGACCTGACCGAAACAATCGCAGTGACAGCCATGATCTACCTAGGCATTGTGGCAATTCTGTGGACTATCAAAATCATTAGAAACAAGGACCACTGGTAATGTCACTAGAAAAACGCATCGAGCAAGCCGTTGAGGCGATCTACAGCAACCCGAACCACTGGTCAGAATTGATACTCGCGCAGCTGCTCGACGAGGCAAAACGACGCATTGAATGGCAAAGCAAACTGATCACAGACTTTGAGACTTTGCCACCAAATGCTTGAGAAAGAGTTCCAGCAGTCATTGGTTGACGTTGCCCGTTGGAATGGCTGGCGTGCCCATGCGACCCGCACCGTCCAAGTCAAATCAGGACATTGGTTAAGCCCCGGTATTGACGCAGGGTTCCCCGATCTGATCCTGGCCCGTAAGGGTGAGCTGCTGTTCGTTGAGTGCAAACTGGAGAAAACCAAAACTCGAGCTAACCAGGACTTGTGGCTTGAGTTGCTTGAGTCCGTGTGTCGGATCGGGCAGGTTGAGTGCTATGTGTGGCGACCAGCAGACTGGGAAAAGATCGTTAAGCGTCTAACATCACAGACCAAGCGCAAGGTGTAGTGGCCAGCGCAGCCCCAGGTTCTACGGTCATGAGCCTGGGGCACAGATCGCACAACTGAATACAAACCATGGCCTCGTACGGGATTGCACTGTGCAGGTATAACACTCGGGGACGAGGGTAGACCTCGCATACCCTTACAGCTGTGGAAAGCGTCCGGGTAGGAAGATACGAGGAGCAGCGTATGAACGACACAAACACGAAAGGTGCACGGCATGACCATTAACGGCGACCAGCAGAGACAAACTGCAAACAGCGGGAGGAGCGACGCACAGACCCGCATAACAGCACCAACGACAAGCCAGCTTGCTGGCGCGTCAGTATGTACAACCTGCGAAGGAACA